CTATACCTTGGTGTTTTACCTAGAGAGGAAAGTTTCTCTAGAACCACATACACTGTCAAACAACATCTCTCGACTAGCGAGAGTCAACCGTTTCTCCCCTAAGGCGAGTGTCTTACGGTAGAGCATAACAGGAAAGGGTGTTAAGGTGAAGACGATCAAAAACTTTAGCGGGAGGCCGTGCTTCCTCTCTGTCCTAAAGGACAGAGTACCCGCGCGCGCAATGTGATGGACTGGACGCAAGTGCTTGCGATTATTGTGTCTAACGTAGGGATATTTTTGTGGTCTCGCTCGGAATCCAAGTCGGATTATCGGCAACTTGAGGCATCGACGAACGCAATTCTTGAAGGGATGCGGGCTGACATGCGTGATTTCCACGGCAGGCTTTGCGCCATCGAGGAGCGTCGGCGGGGGAATTAGTTCCCGCCATGTTTCGCACGTCTGTGGTCTCTTGTTTCTTACTCGTGCATTATCCGGCGCAACCGTTCACATAGTTCCGATGCTTCTTTTTGTGTTTCTGTATAACCAACAATTGCCCATGTGCAAAATTTATACTGTTCCAGCGCTGCCGCTTTGAGATTATCTTTACACGCCGCTTCGAGAGTATCCACATGCCACGCGTGTTCACCGTCGTCGCGAGGTTCAAAGTTTCTTTCTACAACCCAAATTTCTTTCATCGCTTTGACGGCGTGGAGACACCATCATGAATGATGGGGAGGAAACGCCGCTCCTCTTTTGGTTAAAGTTTTTGACCTTAGACGCCTTTTTTTATTGATAATCGATTTCGTGACATTTGGTTCAACAGCTTCATGAGGTGAGACAGCAACGTGATTCGCTCTGATTTGTCTGTAAATCTTTTTCGTAGTGCTAAGACAAGTCCCTCCCAGTCATTTTCTTCTTTTGTTTCCATGAAGCAATCCAGAACAGGATCGCTTTTGTAAAACGGAATTTCTTCGATCATTTTTCGGTGGTCGACCTCAAATAGATAAAGAAGCTCCAGAAGAAACTTGTCTGATAGCACTAGTTTCTTTCGTACCTCGTATACGATGTATCTTCAACAATTGTTTTAACTGTTTTGGCAGCCGCATCTTGATCGGTCTCGCTAAAATGGGCAGTGTGATCGTTGTAATTAAAATAAATAGTTTTACGATCTCCCTCTCTATTTTTCTCGATAATCAACTCGACAATCGGGCTAGTACTTTTCTTGTCTGAGTAGTTATCTCTGTGGATCATAATAATTTTATCGGCGTCTTGCTCAATAGCCCCGCTGTCACGAAGGTGTGCCATGTTAGGTTTACTACCAGGGACCTTTGTGACTTCTCGATTTAGTTGAGCTGCGACGACGACGGGGATATTGAGCTCTTGAGCCATCGTCTTCATTGCGCCCGAATTTTCAGTTACACTTTCATAAAGATTTTTTTTTCCCTCCGATGCTATCTTCGACAAATGATCGATAAGAGCCACTTTCACGCCGTTAGTTATAATCTCGTGTCGCAGTCGCGCTTTGATGTGGTGGGCGTTAGCGCTCGGAGTTTCGTCTATCAAAATTCTATCCCCGATATCCTCGAACATTTTACCAGCTTCAGGAAGTCGGCTAACCTCCTCACTAGTTAAGTTCCCCGTTCGAAGTCGTTTGGCGTGAATTCCCGATAGCATACCGAATACCCTATCGTGCACCGCCTCGTCACTCATTTCGAGAGAGAAAAGCATTGAGGTCACTCCCTTTCTCGCCATGGAAAGCGCCATTTGGATTAGGATCTCCGATTTTCCCATTCCTGGACGTCCGGCCAAGATGATAAGCTCTCTTTTTATTAGGCCATCGAGTGCCTGGTCGAGGTGATACCAACCGGTGGGTACACCCATCAAGGTATGAACGCCCGCGTCCCGCTCCATTTTGCGTTTGATGTAGTAGTCAACGGCGTTAAGTCCTTCACTGCGATTTTTGGTTATTTCTCGAATTGAACGAGGGGGCTTGTTTGACTTTGAGGCCACCTTAGAAAGGATCTCGGAAGCGTGCTGCACATGCTCCATAACCTCACCGCTTCCAGCACAAAGGAGTCGTCGACCTAAAAAGACCAGATGACGACGAGATCTAGCCTCTTCGAGTTGAGAGGCGTAATATCGGATCTCTGCATTCCTGGCCTCTATCTCTAGGCTTTTGATATATTGGATACCTCCTGCATCTTCGGTCTGATTCGAACTTGCGAGGGATCGGGCTACGTCGACGAAAGTGGGATTATCCCCTGCTTCGTAGAACTTTCGAATGCATCCGAAAATTATTTTATGGCGCGTGTCGTTGAAAGCGGAATCGTCTAATCTGTCTAAGACGATTTCCATGCTGCTGTGTGAGACGAGGCAAGCGCCGACGCAGATTCGTTCCGCTTCGAGATCAGTGGGAACGGTTATGTTCTCCGACATAAAGATTCCTTGTCGTTGGTTTTTTTTGGCTCCCCCAGTATACTCGAACCTAAGATTCCAAGACAGTTGTTTTGGTTTTTTTTGGCTGCCCCTCGAGAGAGGGGCTTTTTTTTGCCAACTCTGACAAGAATTTAATTCAATCCGCGCCACCCTCTTGTGGTTGGTTAGATCTCTCTGGCCTTGGATGTGATAGTCGGCCTATCCGGGTATGTGTTAAATCGATTCTAAGGTACCGCCAGTCGATTATATTTGGTTTAGTGGCTCCCGACAGGTCTAACGTGTGTTACGAGCTCCTAGATGCCTTTAAATCGTTCTAAGCCCCATTCGGGGTTTTGGATCAACGATATCAGATAGCCGATACCTCTGACTACACTCCCTTTCGATCCGAGTTTTATCGCTTTTTTGTCTAGCCTCGACAGAGCTTCGCGAACTTTGTCTACTCCGTAGTCGGTTACGACCTGTGTGGCGTCACTCGAAGTGCACCCCTTTATGAGGACTGCTCCACTATCTTTGTCGACGAAGGACTTTTGTAGATCCTCGACCAGTTTTTTTTGCTCGGGAGTTGGTGTCACCGCTTTGGGCTTCGTCTTCTTTGGCTCGGGAGTTGGTGTCACCGCTTTGGGCTTCGTCTTCTTTGGCTCGGACGGCTCAGGGTTACTCGACGATCCATCGAGACGATGGCTAGCTAGCTTCTTCTTCGAAGAAGTAGTTTTCTTAATACTTAGTAGTGTCGACTTTGCCGGGCCCGGTAATTCAGGCTCCGGTAAAATTATTTGAGAAACTTCGTTCCACACCCAGACAAGAGGACCCATTTTTCCGTCTGAGAGCCGGGTTTGTTCTCTCTGTAGATAACCAAATTTTTCCAACTCTTTCAACGCTCTTCGGATAGCATCTCGCCCTTCCCGCATGTGCTTTGCCATCTCGATCGTGTAGAATTCCCAATCAGAGGGACGGCTGAATGCGTATAACCAAAGTGATTTGGCTAGTCCGCTAAGTCTATTATCAAAAATAATAGTTGTATTTATTACTGTGTAAGGATTATTTTTATCGTGTACAACGCGATTTAGTGTCATGGGGTTCTCCTAGAGTTGAAGATACCGACCAGACAATCTTTTTCTTAACCTTGCTAACTTTTCCACTGTTGTGGTACGTTGTTAGCCTATTCCGGTTAGATTTTAGAGTTTTTACACACTCTTCGCCTGACCGAAATATTAGATTTAACTACAGAGAAAAATCTAAGTACGTTAAGATAGCGATTGGCTGATCGGTATCTGGGGTAGGCCACCAAGGTAACTCGCGGTGGCCTTTTTTCTAAAGAGAATTTTGGCGCTCGGGGGTTCTCCCTGAGCGCTTTTTTTTTGCTCGGCGCTGCGAAAAAAAAAACCCGAAGGCTTTCGCCGACGGGCCGGAGTTTCATGACCGAATCAACGTATCACACCGCAGAATTTTCCCCGAAATTTTTCGCTTTGACGGCACGGAGACCCCATCATTCATGATGGGGAGGAAGTGCCACTCCTCTTTTGGTTAAAGTTTCTGTTCGTATTCTCGTTTTCTCTCTTTTCTGCTATACTACAGCTTGCTTTTGCAGAGTCTGCTATATCGCAGTAATGCGGTAGTCGTGCGACCAGGGATGCGATTAAGTCTCTGCAACCGTAGTCCCCTAAGACGGGTAGGCGTGCCCACGCTGATGTCGGCATACGGAACGGCTCCAGGGAACAAAGCAAAGACCCTGAATTAGAGCTAAGGTAACGGGTTGGTATTCTCGCTTCGTGCACAAGTTGCCTTCTTAGTTACAAGCTTTCGGCTTTAGCCGGGAGTAGTTGACATCTTAGCATTTTCCCCGAAATTTTTTAGATTATCTTGCATAAAAAGCAAGCATTCGCTATCGTAATGCTGTTTTCCGATAGGCTCCCTTAGGTCTAAGACCGCCGGTTGTAGCGTCGTAAAACACGGATAGTAAGCAACTTAGTCGAAACGGGAGTTTTCATGACTAAAGAATTGGTTGAAAAAAAGAATATTTATCAGCGCATAAATGCGGTCATGGAAGAGGTCGAGTACATTTTGAAAGGCGAGAACGCTGGCAAGGGCTTGCAGTACCGGTTCGTGAGCCACGATCAGGTGACTGGTAAGCTGCACCGGCCGATGACGAAGCATGGCATCGTTATGTTGACTGATGTGGTGGAGCTCTCGAGAGACGGCAATCGAACGACTATGCGAATCGCTGTAACTTTTGTAAATATAGACAATCCAGAAGATCGGTTTACGATCCATTCTCATGGAGATGGAGTGGACAACTCTGATAAATCTATTGGTAAGTGCATTAGTTACGCCGTGAAATATGCCCTTCTAAAGACATTCTGCTTAGAGACAGGAGACGACGTTGAAAAGGATAATATTTCCCACATTCCCACAAGTCACGAAACTATAACGACCGACGAATTATCGAGTATAGAACTTGCGATCAACGGCTACGAGGACATCAGAGAAATAATACTTTCGCATCTTGGCAATCTTAAAAATCTTCGACGTGACAAATACATACCAGCCATGAATTGGATCGCAAAAATGATCGAGCAAAAGAGGACAGCGTGAAAAAATCTGATAAAGACAGGTTTTTTGAAAAGGTTGAGTTTACAGAATCTTGTTGGATTTGGAAGGGTGGGAAGAAGAAATCTGGACATGGTGTTTTTTATTTTAACGGAAGGCTGACTCCTGCACACAGATTCTCTTATGAATTTCACAAGGGTAAGATTGGAAAAGAACTTTATGTTTGTCACAAATGTGATAATCCACCCTGTGTAAATCCAGAACATTTGTTCCCTGGGACGCAGAAGGAGAATATGAGAGATTGTGTACATAAAAAAAGACATGCCTTTGGGGAAAGGGTAAAAAATTCTGAGTTGAATAAATATAAAGTTGAAGAAATTTTACATATATATAGTGGAGGATTTCTAGATCAATATGAATTGGGTGAATTATTTAATGTTTCAAGGACTACAATCCAAGCAATAATAAATGGTAGATCTTGGATTCACATTGAAAGACCAGAAAATTTAAAACCATGTAATAGAAAACAAGGGTCGAAGTCTAAAGCAAGTAAGCTTTGTGAATTTGATGTTTTGGAAATAAGAAAAAAAATTTTATATAAATCAAGAGCTGAACTTGCCAGAGAATATAAGGTAAATTTTACAACCATTGACTCACTGGTAAAAGGCAAAACATGGGCTCATGTAAAATGAGCGGCTTCGATCTTTACGACTTGTTTCTGTTCGTTGGTGTCATCTGTTTTGCAACGTTATTCACTTATTCAATTTACATTTTGGTGTCCACATGAAGTTGATCGACTTAGTTCAAAGAAGCACAGCGTGGCACGAGTGGAGGTCCGAGGGACTAGGCGCAAGCGCAGCGGCGACGATCATGGGATCATCGCCTTGGGAGACGCCGATCCAGCTCTGGAAGCGCATGATGGGCCTCGAGGACCCAATAGCCACAACCCCCGCGATGCAGCGGGGGATCGACTACGAGGACGAGGCGCGGGAGGCTTTTGAGAAGGAGCACGGCAAGCTAGCGCCTCCTTGCTGTGTGGAGTCCAGTTTTCACTCGATAATCAGGGCGTCCCTGGACGGGATGACCGACGACGGCGATATTGTCGAGATCAAGGTGCCTGGCGCTTCGTCTTTCGCAAAGATTCGAGAGAACGGAATACCGGAAAATTACCAGGCGCAGATGCAGTGCCAAATGTATGCAGCGGAGGCGTCCAGAGGATGGTTTGTCGCATATAACCCCGAGACGACAGAGCTTTATACAACTTTACTGCTTCGAGACGATGCTTTTATTGAGAAGATGGTTTCCGCGATGCTGGAGTTTTGGCGGATGGTTCAAGACGGGATGCCGCCGGCTCTTACAGAAAGGGACTACGTACAGATAACCGTTCCGATAGCTCTCGAAAACGAAAAGATTTGGCGGACCGCAAAGTGCGACTTAAAGTTAGCTGAGCATCGCGAAGAGGTCGCTCGAAAGTATTTGCTTGAAAGCATTCCGCAAGCAACAAACTGCATTGTTGGGATGACGCAAATAGCAGCAGTCTCTAGAGATTTATACGACTACAAGCAAGCCGCCCTTGATTCAGGGATTGACTTAGAGAAGTACAGAAAAAAAACAACTTATCAGAGGTTTTCAATTAAAAATGACCATTGAAATTTTGAAGTTCATCCCTATCAACAAGGGCGCTTGCATAGGGTATCTCGATATCTTTGTGCCGAAGACAGGTTTGGAAATTTACGGATGCTGCATTTGGCAGAAGGATAACAACCGCTGGTTGAACATGCCCCAGCGGGAATACACCAATCCGCAAGGTGAAAAGAAATATTTAAATATCATTCGATTCAGGGAAAAGGGGCATGCCGACGAGTTTGGCCGAGTTGCCCTTGAGGCGTTCGACGCATGGGTGAAGACGCAGCCTACACAGCCTACACAGGCTACACAGCCTGCACAGGCTGTAAAAGCGTCAATACCCCCTTCGAGCGGAGGGCTTCCCTGGTAGGGGCTGGCGATGAATAAATTATTTATGTGGCTTAGGCGTAGAGGGATAACCCATTACGAGTTCGCCGAAAAAATAGGCGTTACAAAATCCACAGTGTCGCGCTGGTTTAACGGAAAGCACAAAATCAACCTTCGCACTGCGGAACGAGTCGAAGAGTTTACGAATAAAGAAATTACGATCGAGGATCTTTTTGAAAGCGACGGCGATTAATCAAGTTCCAAAGGGGTGTTTCCCCGTCAACGGAAGGCTATACATGCTGACATGCCCATCCTGCGGGAAGGATAATTACGCAAATTGGGTGTCGTCTGGCGTGTGCTGTCACTGCGGGCTTGACGCCAACAAATTAGACAAAAACTAAAATAACACTTCACCAGGTAAAAAAATGGCGATGGACATTGCGAATCAGCCAAGAAAAAATACATATATCGCCGAGGTTGCAAACAAGCAAATTAAAATAATAGCCACCGCTGCGCATCTCGCCCAAGGCGCGCTATATTTTTTTGGCGATTCAGAGTTCGAAAAAATTACGATGGTGATTCCAGAAGGAAAATGGAATTCAATCCAAGCCATCGACGACGAGATTAAAATAATTTGTGATTTCGAGGACTGCGTAGGAGACTGCGATTGAAAGAGATTATTTTCCTCGGCGGGCTATGCGCCGTCCAAGTTTTTAGGGTCAATTTTACGGGAACGAATTTCCGAACGGCCGCGTTGGACTTTTTAGCAATCGCGGCAGTGTATAGTTTATTTGAAATTTGGAGATGTTTGTGAACAAAGAAGAGACCAAAGAATACCAACGCGTCTATTATCAAAATAATAAAGATAAGATTAAAGAAGGTCAGCATAGATATTACGAAAAAAATAAAGATGAGATTAAGAAAAAGCAGATTAAATATTCGCAGAAAAACAAGGAAAAGATAAGTGCACAGCGTCGAGAATATTATTTAAAAAACAAAGAAAGCCTAACGAAATATAGCGCCGAATACCGGCAGAAAAACAAAGAAACGTTAAAAGAATACTATAGGGAATATTATCTAAAAAACAAAGAAAAGATTAAGGAACGCGCACAACTTAGAGCCGAGGCCGATCTTGGATAAGTTCAACAAAGAAAAGCTTAAGGAGTACCAACGCAAGTACTATCTAAAAAACAAAGAAAAGCTTAAGGAGTACCAACGCGAATACCAGCAGAAAAACAAAGAAAAGATTGCTGAGCGCAAACGCGAGCACCATCACATTGCTCGCGCGGGTACTCTGTCCTTTAGGACAGAGAGGAAGCGCAGCCTCCTGTTAAAGTTTTTGATCGTCTTCACCTTAACACCCTTTCCTGTTATATTCTACCGTAAGACACTCGCCTCAGGGGAGAAACGGTTGACTCTCGCTAGTCGAGAGATGTTGTTTGACAGTGTATGTGGTTCTAGAGAAACTTTCCTCTCTAGGTAAAACACCAAGGTATAGAGAGAACGTAAGAAACTCTAACTTTTCCGTCCTAAGGGGCGGTGGGCCTCCGTCAGCAGGCCTTGAAGACCAAGGATTATCCTATGGTCAAACTTCCTGCTTTAGCAGGGAGTAGCTGATCTAAAAAACAAGGAAAAGACTAAAGAATACCAACGCAAATACCAGCAGAAAAACAAAGAAAAGATTGCTGAACACCAACACAAGTACCAACGCGAATACCAGCAGAAAAACAAAGAAAAGATTGCTGAGCGAATACGCGAATACCAGCAGAAAAACAAAGAAAAGATTGCTGAATACCAACACAAGTACCAACGCGAACGCTGGCAGAAAAACAAGGAAATGTTAAAAGAATACTATAGGGAATATTATCTAAAAAACAAAGAAAAGATTAAGAAACGCGCACAACTCAGAGCCGAGGCCGAACCAAAAACTCCGTCCGTGGCATCGAGCTCTGCAATTTCTTGGCTTTGATTTCGTAAAGTTGGGAGTCGTCGTGGTATACGATACTGTCCATACAATCTTCCAGCCCCTTCAGTAAATTTGACAGATCGGGCTTTCTGGCGTGCGGCGCTCCCTCCTGCTCCGCGCGCTTTTTTTTCGACCACGAGGCCGGAATGGGAAGATAGAACACAACCTCTAAGCAAAGCGGTCCCTCGAGCGGGGCCGCTGTCCACTTTCGTCGGATCTCAGCCTTGAGGGCGTCCATTAATTTTTGCTGCGGATCGTAAAACCGGATCCCCGTGCCAAACCGAAACGCCCGAGGCCTCTTGCGGGCGAAAGGGATGCCGTCTAGTACGATCAATCCGCAGCATCCCGAGTGACCAGAATAAAGACGATCCCGATAGTAACAAAAATCGCCAACAGCGGTATCACAATTTCAAAATTCAAGTCGCTCCCCTCGTAAAATTCGGCGGATGGGGCAGAGGGTACCAGAACAAAACTCCCTCGTCGTCGGGGTGTTTGTGACACCAAAGATAAATTTTGCCGTCCGTTCCGTAATAAGTATTCGTTGAAAATTGTTTGCCGTCCCAAAGGATCACGAGGCTGTCGATCGCGGGCTGCACCTTGGCGATATTGTGCCAATCAGAAGGTGCCGGAGGACACAAATAGTCTAGAGCGAGCCGGATTGGGTTCATCGCTTTGACGGCATGGAGACCCCATCATTCATGATGGGGAGGAAGTGCCGCTCCTCTTGGTGGTTAAAGTTTCTGTTCGTATCGGAGACCTATTAGGTGTTTGAAATTACACATGTAAACAAAGCGCTAAGTTCCCTATGGCCGTCGCCAAAATCGCTATTCAAAACATAGCCGCCAGAATGCAATAGCTCAAAATAATAATCCGACGCAGAACTTATTACGCCGACGAACCTTAAACTCAGTGCGGAACAAACCAAGCTTCCCACCCCAAGCGAATCTACTACGGACACTTTAGCAGGCGTAAGCGGAAGCACCCATGTCGCGTTCTGCGCTCCCGCTCCATCTGCCCCTACATCTCCGTAAAAGCCGTACATTACATATAATGAGCCATCTTTTTTCACTCTGTATAAACACTGGGCTATTTGCCACGTCGGAGCGGTTCCACCGTTGTCGAACATAAATTTACCAGCTGTTGCGCCGTTCTGTCCTAGAGGGAAATAAAAAGAAACATTGTCGTTAAACTGGCCGATACCGTCCGTGACTGCAAGCGTAGACACGGTCCAAGAATCTGTAGCTCCCGCGAAAGTCATCCGGAAAGAACCGATGCAAACGCAAGGGTTGTTATCATAATCCGTCACGGTGATATCAAGTAAAGAAAAGAAATCATTTTGAGATCCGTTGATGATAGCACCTGATTTCGAAATACGAGTAGATGCTACGCTTTTCGAAAAAGCTGGATTTCGACAAATCATAAACGCGATAGTGTTCTCGCTATCGTTGGAAACTGCATACAGGAAAAATGGAACGGGATTTCCCCAGTTAACGCCGCTTGTAACGTCAAATCTAGCATTATCTATCGTTCCCGACGATCCGTCGGTGAAGGTTTGATTTGCAGTCACGGGAATAGTCACTAATCGACCAGGGGTTCCCCTACTTTGCAGAGTGACATATCCAGGGTTTGTTGCGCTTAGCGCTGCCCCGTCGTAACCATGAACGGTGAACGTTCCAGCGGAGTACGAGATTCCAAAATTACTGTATCCCTGCTCATAATTCGCAGGGATGTACTTTAGCGATCCAGCTCCAGAAAGATAAGTCCCTCCAATAGACGTAGGAGTCGCCGCCGTTGGCGTGCCGCCGGTATTCCCGACGATGAGCTGCCCCGATGTCATCGCCGCAAGGCTGGGGACGCCTGTGCTACTGGTTACGAGCGCCGCAGAGTTCGCCGTCGCAAGCCCCGCCACGGTATTCGTCGCCGAGCTGTATAGTATCTGCGATACCGTCGTTGCGGCGGGGTACGTCGCCGTGCTGTAGGCAGCGGCTACGCCTGCTCCAGAAGACTGGAGAACTTGCCCCGCCGTCCCGACGGCGGTAGAGGCGACGGCATTGGACGCACCACCGATAACGGGGGCGTACTGCGTGATGGCGTTAGCCGTAAAAGCACCTGTACCATTGCCGGTTAGAACCCCTGTCAGCGTAGTAGCACCAGTACCACCACCGGCCACCACAGCAGTACCGTAGGCGGGATTTGCTGCGGCTCCTTGGGAGATAAGAGGAACCCCGCTCGTAGCGCTAGGTGCTACAGAGGCCACAGAGTTAGAAGCGCCAGCAACGACAGTGCCGTATTGCGTGACTGTAGACCCCGTGACATCAGTAGTGCCATCGCCAGTTAGTACCCCCGTAGGGAACGTGGTAACACCACTTCCGGTAGCTACCCAACCAACACTCGATCCGTCTGTTGTCTTTGTGTAGAGAGTGCCCGAGGTAGTATCAGAGCAGACGGATCCGGTATCAGCAGTCACGATGCCGTTAGGGTTCCCCGTGGAATTAAATAATTTCCATGTATTAGTACCGTCTTCGAACGAGAGAAATTCCCCCGCGCCAGTGCGCTCAATGGTCCCTTGTTCTGCAAAGAGACGGCCGTTTTTGAATCCGTGTGTCATCCTGTTGACGAGGCGGAAACCCTGACCTTCAGGCCTGGGAGGAAACCTCGCTCCTCTTGGGGGTTAAAGTTTTTATCTTTTATTTTTTTTCCAAAGTATCCGGGGAGATGTCAATCTGGATCCCCGTGCAATCTTCAAAAATATCCTCGACAAGCTCTTCCGCGGGATTGTCGTCTTTGATTAGATCGCCGCCACGCCGTTCGACAACGTAGTCTGCTACGCCTGCGGTGAGGACTATCAAGCAAAAAACAAGAAGTAATGTTACACCGAGGTCGCGAATCATCGTCGACCCCAGACCTTGAAGTATCGCTGCGAATCCGTCATTCCAGTGTCTCCGGAAGCCATTTGCAGACGGAACGCGTTAAAATTGGCGCCGCCTGAATTTATCAGCCCCTGCGCCATCCCTCGGGCGGTTGCATTCGTCATTCCGTACGCGTAAAATAAAGGAAAGAGGGATACGCCAGCATTAATAATATGTAAAGTGGTTTGCTTGCGGTTCATATCAACAGTATCGTGGGCTTCAATCAATGTTGTTGTAAATACATTTATAGCGGTAGTAATCCTGTTATACATAGCTGTGTATGCTGAAGTGCCGCCGTCGGAATATACAAGATATTGCGGATACGAACCTCCTCCAACGACGGAATCCACATTACAAACAATAATATACTCTGAGTAAAGCTCGGGAGATGCTACCGTCAGCAAAAATGACGGCGCATTGCTTTGCGGTCCCACAATTTGGTCGAGAAGCTCCCATCTCAACGTAGGGGAAGCGCCCCACGATGGAGGCGCTCCGGTAGTCGCATTAAGGACCTGCCCCGTCGTCCCCGCCGCCAGCATGCTTGGAACGCCTGTGTTGCTGGCAATCAAGACTCCGTTATTCGCCGTCGCGAGTCCCGCCACCGTGTTCGTCGCCGAACTGTATAGCATCTGCGATACGGTCGTTGTCGCCGGGTACGTCGCCGTGCTTAGTTCAAGAGCAACACCAGCGCCTTGACCTTGTAGAATCGTACCGGATACGCCAGTTGGTATATTGCTTGAGTTGTTAGTAGACATCTATACCCGTTAAGTTATTGTAAGATTTCCAACTGAACTTAAAACTATCCATTCATTTGTTGTTGAACTACATAACAATTCAACGGAGTCATATCGGTTGGTAGATGCTATTGCACCCGCTGCCGACGTTGCAGTATCTCCAACGTGGATTACTCCAGTAGCAACGTTTTGTATCAACCATCCACCAGCGCCGAAACCAGCGACACGAATAGTATCCCCAAATGTCGAGGATGCAACCGTAGGCATAGTGAGAGTGACCAGGCCGGCATTATTTGCCTGGTAGCCATTCTGCTTAACCATCGTCGCAGAAGTGCCCGTGACGTTGTTCCACGTGTAACCGCCAGACGATGCCGCAATAGTTATACTATTGCTTCCATTTGCGATGGTTATACCAGCGCCAGCCGTTAATGTAGCAGCGGCTGGAGCTCCAGCAGTTGAACCAATAATTAATTGACCATCTGTGGCTAGCGCTGTCACCACAGGAACTCCCGTAGCGGTGGTGGTCACGACGGCTTTATTAGCGGTGGCAAGACCTGATACAACGTTCGTCGCCGAACTATATAGAAGCTGCGATACGGTCGTCGTAAGCGGGTATGTCGCCGTGCTGAAAGCGGGATCTGCTGCGGCACCAGCAGACTGCAACACTTGACCGGCAGTAGCAGTAGGACCAACTTTGGTTATCGTTGCAGTACCAGCGCCAACCAGAACAGCATGATTCGTAAGACCCGTCAATTGCACAGATATTGTATCGGCAACTGTTCCAACAGTCGTTGTGCTTCCACTTCCAACAACGTTAATATTACCTAATCCATCTGCAACGACAGGAGAAATCCCAGAATCAGGAGTGACGGAGTCTATTCCTATTGCACCGCCGGTTAATCCAATCGTCAGAGAACCCGCCCCAGGAGTGATAACAACACCAGGACCCGCGGTAATGCTTGCAGCAACAGGAGGAAGGCCAGTAGATCCAATTACCACTTGGCCGTCGGTAAGAGCGGAAGACCATCCTAAAGCGGCCGCCGTTCCCGTTCCGTAAGGGATTGCATTAGCCGTCTGAATGCCTAACTTTGCCTTCAGAGAGCTTGGAACGACAGCTGCAGCAGTAGAAGAACCCGCTATCGATTCCACATCCGTAGAAGTTTGCAAAACTCCAGTCTGTGTTTCGCTAGCGTTGAGATTGGTAATAGTGATTGTATTTCCAGCGCCGGAAGTAGCGGAACCTTGTGCTGCATCCCCAAATATCTCCAATGTATTGAGAATAGCGACCGCACTTCCAACGTCAGCATTAAACAGAGTTGGAACGGATGGAAGCGCACCCGAGATATCAATGATTCCAGCCTGAGACATGCTATGTCACCTTCTTTTGGAGACGCCCTACTAGTGAATAAAGATTTTCTATCTTCTTCTCCACTACGAAGCAATCGCGGCGAAATGCGCGGATTTCTCCGTAGATTCCCTCTACGTCGATTTCTTTTTCACGGATCCTTTGCTCTAACTGACATGTAGCTGCTACTATCTCTGAAGGACGATCGTCTCTTTCCTTGAACAAAACCTTCACGATATCGAGCGCTCTACTCAGGCCGTGATCCATCTCCTGACGAAGGTCTTTAAGGCCGCTGCGAATCAACTTGTCGAAGTTTGATTGATCGTTTATTAAGGATCTAATCTTATCTTTCAAATCTTCTATATGTCGATGAGCCTTTAGACAGCCGTCGATAACTTCTTGAATTTCTTTATGGTCCCTATCTGCTCGAAGATGAAGAATACCTATTGATGAATCAAGTTTTCTCTTTTGATCGGAGACGTTCCTCTCCAAAGTTTCGATAGTCCTTTTTTGCTCGCTAATAATTGAGTGCAAAGCAGAAGCCTCTTTGCTTCGTGCCAATTGCAACTCCTCTATATCGCGACGTATCGTATCCATCGCTTGATTCGTTGCGTCAACAGAAACTTGATGGTTCCTTATCTCTTGCTGAACGACAAGTTCAAATTGTCTGGATAGATCGGATCGCTTTAGCATCAATAGAGCACTTCAATATAGACATCGCCGGATACTGGAGCTGTCAGTTGTTTTACATATAATTGAGTACCGATAGGAAGGACATACTTATCATCAAATTGAGGGTTAATATTGGCTTGAATATCCCACAGTTTGAACGAACCGGCACCGACAAATATTTTCCCCGCGACAACTGCACTATCGTCGCTGAATAGCATGTCGCCTTGAGTATTATTTGTAATGCAAATACCCCTGGCAACTCGTGTAAAAGGCGTTCCAACAGCGGCATAAGCCGCTGAGATGCCAGCAAACCCCAGGCTTCGAAGACTATCAAAAAAAGCTCTAGCAGACATCGCAATTTACCTGTTTTTCAGCTTGTTCCTGCTCTTCACGATGAGCGCTAATCATGCGGTCAACAGTAAACCCCTTCATCCGCATCAAAGCATCGTGAAGTTCGCCTAGTGGGCTATCTGCTCCACAGTGCAATTCGTACAGGCGCTCACCAATCTTAACCTCAAGAATCGTTCTTTGCTTAATCACTAAAAAATCTCCTTTCAATTAAACAGTTATGTATTCGCCTACAGCCTTCCACGAAATGGTCTGAGCCGCAGTTCCTGTGGTTCTAAGAATCGCATTATTTCCGCTGGCGACCATGTCCACTCCCGATGCAACTAGAGAAGCGGATTCGTCGTCCTCTGAAAAAGGGGTGTTAATTCGAGTAGCAATAGCGCCATCCGTTTTAAACGTAGCCGTAATAGTATATCCAACCCCATCGCCAGTTCCAGTGTCTCGACCCACTATTTGATAGACGAAGCGAAATATAGCAGTGGATGCCCCTAGACTAAACGTGACAATATCCGCTGTGGCAGCCCCTATAGTCGACCCAGTTCCAGTAAGCCTATTTGTGAGCTGAACGGTGACAACAGAACCAGCGCCTGTTGTTCTAATTCCGTCGCTATCGTCTGATGTGCTTGTTCCACCCAAAACCGATAGAATATTAAGCAAAGGTCCAGCAGTCCCCGAGTCGGTGGGAAACGAAGTCGCTACAGTAGGATACGCTCTAGCAAGGTTGATTATTCCAGATTGGCCCATTTTTTCCTCTAGACTGTACGAAGTTTTATCTTAGCAGATATTGGAGTTCTCAAGAAAGTTTTAGCTCGAGAGAGATAGGATTGCAATCGGAATTTTGTCGGTCTTAAATCCCCGAAAATCTAAACAAAAACACTTTCCGGAAAATGAAGGGGAAAAAAGGAGTACCTAAAGCTTCTCATCGCTTTGACGGCGTGGAGACCCCATCATTCATGATGGGGAGGAAA